AAAGCACAAGGAGATGCAGATTTACTTGCTAAAGGTACTTATGAAGTAGTAACTGAAGAAGGAGTAAGTCAAGACCTATACATTAATGGTACTCAAGCAATAGTTTACATAGGTCAGATAGTAGAGATACCAGGAACGTATGATCCTGATGGACACGAGATAACACCACCTGTATATTATCCTGGAGTATTCTATGACTTAATGACTACTGAAGAATATGACTTTGGAACTTACGAGGTATTTCCAACAGATTGCGTACATTCGTTTTTAGGTTATGAAAAAAATGCAGATGGTACTGATGTTGACCCTGATGAATTAGAAGAAATATAAAACAAATAAAATGAAAGATAATATCTTAAGTATAAATTTAGAAACTCAAACAGCTCCTGTTGTACAAGAAGTTAGAGGTAAAGACTATATAGAATACGGAACAGAAGATTGGAAAAACCTTTATCCACAGTTCTTAATAGACTTATACTATAATAGTTCAACTCATGCAGCGATTGTAAACGCAACAGCTGAAATGATAGCAGGTGAAGATTTAATTTGTAATGAAGAAGATTATAATTTAGATGCTTATGTTAGACTTAAGAAATTTTTAAGAAATGCAAATAGCAAAGAGTCATTACATCAAGTAATAAAAAAGATAGCTTTTGATTTTAAGCTTCAGGGTGCTTATGCTATACATTGTGTATGGAATAGAGAACGTACAGAAATAGCTGAACTATATCACGTACCTGTTGAGAGGGTAAGAGCAGGAAGACCAAATGAGTTAGGACAAGTAGATACTTACTTTATAAGTGCAGATTGGAGTAATACTAGAACACATAAACCTTATCCAATAGCAGCGTTTAATGTAAACGATAGAACAGCAGGTAGTCAGTTATTATACACAGGAGCTTATTCTCCTAACATGGACATCTATCATACACCTGATTACATTGCAGGTTGTAATTGGGCATTGGTTGACCAACGTGTTGCAGAGTTTCATCTAAACAATATAGAGAATGGCTTCAGCGGTTCTTATTTTATATCCTTTGCTAACGGAATACCAACACAAGAAGAAAGATTCCAAATAGAACGTAGTCTTACTGACAAATTCGTTGGTGCTAAAAATAGCGGTAAGTTCATTTTGACATTCTCAGACGATAAAACTAGAACCCCTGAAATTACACCAATATCAGTATCAGATGCAGACAAGCAATATTTAGCGTTACAAGAACTACTCGTTCAGAATATCCTCACAGCTCATAGGGTGACTTCTAAGACACTTATGGGTATTGACAGTACGAATGGGTTCTCAAGCAATACAGATGAGCTTATAAACGCATCTAATTTTTACATAAATACTGTAATACGACCTTTTCAATTAAATATCTTAAATACTTTACAGACTATATTCTCTGTAAATAATATGGATTTAGAAGTTGAATTTGTACAATTAAAACCTATTACGGTACAATTTGACTCTAAGACTATTAGGGAAGTAATGACACAAGACGAAATAAGAGAAGACATTGGTTTACCACCTTTAGAAGAAGACGAAGAAACTGTTGAGCAAGATGTAAAACTAGCTAAAACAGAAAAGACTGAGCTTGAATCTTTTATTGAAGAATTTGGTGAAGATATGCCTGAAGAATGGGAGCTTGTAGAAGAAGAAATAGTAGATGGAGAACACCAAGACTTTAACTTTGAGCAAGTATTGAATGAAATTGCTAATGAAAAATTAGAATTAGCATCAACAGGAACAGCTAGACCGAATGCTAGAAGTAGTCAAGATGGTACAAATAAATCTGATAATGAATTTTATAAAGTTAGATATGTTTACACTAAAGATAATTTTCTAAAACAAGAAGGAGAAACAAGAGATTTTTGCAGGCAAATGATGTCGGCTAAAAAGATATACCGAAAAGAAGATATTTTACAAATGGGAAATAGAGCAGTTAATCCAGGGTGGGGACCTCGTGGAGCAGATACTTATAGTTGCTGGCTTTACAAAGGCGGAGGTAACTGTCACCATTTTTGGTTGCGTCAGATTTACAAAACTTCTTTAAGAGGAGCTAAAAGTGATATATCATCTAGTCAATTAATATCTTACACTAAAGCTAGGTCAGAAGGTTTTACAGCAGAAAAGAATGACAACTTAGTAGCAAGACCACCAAAGAGAATGAAGAATAACGGATTTTTAAAACCTAGATAAGCATGGCATACGTATTATTTATATCAGAAGAAAAACTTAAGGACTCAACTGCAATCAATCTTAATGTTGACCCTAACTTATTATTGCCTTATGTACGTCAGGCACAAAAGCTTTATGTAGAACCAAAGTTAGGAACACAACTTACAGAGAAACTTAAAGATTTAATAACTAACAATACAATAGGTGATGTAGGAAATGAAGCTTACAAGACTTTGTTAGATGATTACATTGGAGATATGCTACCAAATTGGGCATTTTACCACGCAGTGCCTTTTTTACGTTTTAAGATAGAAAATGGTAATATATATTCTAAAACATCTGAGACTGGAAACGCACTTAGTACAGAGGAAAGTCAAAGTTTAAGAGAAGAAGTATCTAATACTGCTCAATACTATACAGAAAGACTTATAGATTATATTTGTAATAACACTTCTAGCTTTCCTGAGTACAATACGAACACAGGTGCAGATGTTAATCCTGACCAAAATGCGTACTATAATGGAATGAACCTAGAAAGACCTAGACAACAGGGAACTAGACTTACTTTAAGAAACTTTTTAAACGCATCTGACTACGTATAATGAAGAAACACTACAAACCAAAAATAATTAATGTAACTAAGCTAAAATCCTACTTAGAAAGTAAGCCTAAAAATAACAAGAATGAACGACCTAAGAGACACAATACAAGTAGGATTAGCTAACGGTTCAGCTATTGGCTTTACTTTAGCAAGTGCAAACGAAATATTAAGTTTTGTTGCATTGATACTTTCAATAGCATATACAATATATAAATTTTTTAAATTTGAAGATAATAAATAAATGGCTCGTAAAGTTATTTCAAGCACTTCTAAGAGCATTAGAAGAAAAAGAAAGGGTAGACACTCAAAGCAAGACAAAAACACTTACAGAGGACAAGGGCGTTAGTCTAGTTTTAATTAGAGATACTTTTACAAAGAAGTCTATAATTGGTAAGTTGCACGTAAATGGAGAAATGTTCTGTGATACTCTTGAGTTGCCTTATAAAGATAATCAAAGACGAATATCAAGTATTCCTATGGGTGTTTATAATGTAAGACTTAGATACCCTAGAGAAAGTGGCACAAGAGACTATTTACACCTATTAATACAAGACGTTCCTAATAGAGACTATATACTATTTCACAAAGGCAATAAAGCAGAAGATTCAAGGGGTTGTATTCTAGTAGGACAGAAACGTCAACAAGACTTTGTTAGTAACTCATCATTAGCTATGTCATTGTTAATGAAAGAGATAATAAATTTGGGAGGAGAAAATATTAAATTAATAATTAAAAATAAATAAAATGAAAAATTACATTATTACACAACTTCTTACATCTAAGAAGGTATGGTTAGGACTAGCATCTATTGTTATTCCTTTAATTGCAAATGCTTTAAATGTAGATGAAGAATCAGTATCTAAAATTTGGTGGAGTTTAATCGCTATGTTAGGTGGACAATCATTCGCAGATTTTGGAAAGTCAAAGAAATAATCGTTATAGATTAAAACCACACGAGATAGTCGCTTTACAGAAAATGAGAGAGTCTGAAAATCGTAATGTATTGGTTATAGGAGACTTACACGAACCATTCTGTTTAGACGGCTACCTTGATTGGTGCATAGAACAATACTATGCTTATAAATGCACTGAAGTAGTCTTTATTGGAGACGTAATAGACAATCACTTTTCTAGCTATCACGAAACTTCAGCAGATGGAATGGGTGGTGCTGATGAATTAGAATTTGCGATTAAACGTATTGCAAGATGGAGAAATGCTTTTCCTAAAGCTACTGTAATTATAGGAAACCACGACAGAATTATTATGCGTAAGGCACAGACTAGCTCAATACCTAGTAAATGGATTAAGTCTTATAAAGAAGTAT